TGCTGACCGCGTATGGCCTTGCCAGACATATTTCCTTGGGGCAACTGAGACGGATCGAAAATACCGACTACTGACTGTAAGTCCTTGTCGATGGACATCGCAGCCGCAATAACCCCGGCGGGCGGTGGCTCTGGCTGGAGTCGCTGTGGGGCTGGAGCTTCTTTGCCATTGATGTCTGTCTGCTTGTAGCGCAAAACCGGCATGGACTTGATGTTGGCTTGCGCCCACTCGTTCTCGTGGCCTTCGTCCTGACCTTCCGCAAGGAGCCACTTGGCCTTGGGAGCCAGAGCTATGCTCTCGGTCAAGCTCGTCTGCCAGTAGTTGTACATACGCTGTGCGTCCTTGGCGTTACGCACCAAGCCGTACTTCTTGCGCTTGTCCTCGACCGTGAGCATCTGACCGTAAACTGGAACCACGGGGATGTAGCGCCCAACCCAGTCGCGTTCCTCAAGGATCTCTAGGCCGGTGAGCTTGCACCACTTGATCTGCTTACGCATGGTCTCGCGCTCGCCTACCACCATGATCCCAGCCGCAGCCATGATCTCAGGGCTTGGAGCCTCGTCCTTGTAGACCTTTGTCCCGTCAGACAGGAGCAGTAACTTGGTCTTTTTGCGCTCAACGTAGAAATACTCGGCTACGCGGATGTCCTCTTTCTGTACCCAATCGGGGTCAAAGTCACCCGTTCCGCGCTGGTTAAAGTCACCGCCGTCATCAGCTCCGGGGTACTGAATCTTGAAGTCATCCTTCGACATCAAGGTGGTGATCAAGACCTTCTCAGCGTCTGAGCCGTCTGGCTGGACTGAGTTGGGGTCAAAGTAGACCGAGAACGGGTTGTCGATGGGCTTAATGTAGATTTCCTGATCAAACGAATCCTCGCGAACGTAGTCCGTGATAACCCGCCAGTATCCCCAGCCCACCCTGACCGCGTACTCACCGGCGGTGTCGTAGGCCGTGTCAGCGTCTGAGTTCACCTCAATATGCTTAAAGATCCCGGTGATGATGTCCGCAACCTTTGCGTTGGCCTCCGAGTTCATGGAGTGAGCCCGCATCCGGGGGCGGGACTGACGCATCTGGTTCACAATCTGGCGCACATAGGCATCCAGTTTGTTGATCGTAAGACACGGTCTGGCCTCAAGGTGTCGGGAGTTCTGAACCTCAATGGGCCATTGGTCACCTGTGGAAAACTTTAGGTCATCGAGACCCTTTTGCCGGTTTTCGGTGTCGGCCTCGTTGGAAAATTTGAGAAAGTCTATCGCTTCCTGTATGCGGGAATCCGCAGGGATAGCACTCGGAACGTCTACTTTTGCCATGTTTTAGCCCATCCATGAGCCCGGAATTTGGTAGACCGGCTTCTTTGGCCCTTCCTTCCGGGGTTCGTTTACCACCAATCCAATGTACCGAAACGCATCCGCACCATGTGAATATATGTCGTGCAAAGGCGATTTCGAGAACTGTTTCGTATCTGGATCAACATCATACCGATAGTGCCTCAGACATTGTAGCCCCTGATAGCAATTTTCTTTATCAAAGTAGCACTTCTGGAAAATCGTGCGAGCTGCGTTAATTGAGTCCGTAACCGGAACCCTCGGTAGGATCTGAACCTTGTAATTCGCCCCACGGACTATGTCCGCAATCGACCGACCGGCAGCCGCCAAGGTTGTGTTCTCCGCGTCATGGGGTAGCCAGATGGTGTCGTAAACGTAGCCCAAGGACTGCAACTGGGCCAAGTAGTAGCTCATGGTCTTTTGGTTGTCCTCAAGGTAGCGGATCAACCGGATCTCAAACCCTATAAACTGTACAAACCAGATAGCGGTGTTGTCTGCCCAACCCCAGTCAAATACCGCGTGGACGGGCTTGATCGCATCGTAGGGGACTTTGGTGATCCGACCGTCCATCTCTGCCATGTTCATCTCTTGGGCAAAGACCGCCCCATCGACCGTCCGTCTGCATAAGCCTTCCCAGACGTTCAAGTAGGCGTTGTGGTCGTGGATCTCGAGGTTCTCTTTTTCCTCCCGCAGGGTTTGGGGGAACCACGGGTTATCGCGCCATGTAATCTTTTGAACTATGGCGTTCTCAGGCGGGCTGATCACAAACCGCTGGTAGGTCTCGTCAGTCTCTAGCTCCGGGTTAAAGGTGACCCATATCTCTGAGTTGTCCCTACGAATGGTTGGGATCAGGACGTTCCAGCTCGTTTTGGAGATGGTCTGGGCTTCCTCGCACCAGCAGATGTCCACGCCCTCAAAGGACTTGATAGACATGATGTTGTTCTTGAGCCCCGCAAAAAAGAACTCGGTTCCGTTCTTGCCCTTGATCGAGGTGTTGGTTACCTCGTAAAACTCAGATAAGCCCAACTGCTCAATCTGGTCGGCTAAAAGCTTATGGACTGAGTCCTTGATCGAGACCTGAAACTCTCGCGCACAGAGGATTCGCAGGGGGTCTTTGGCTCCCTTGATCAGCAGGGCTCTAGCTACTCCCCAGCTTTTAGCTCCCCCTCGGCCTCCGTAGAGAACCTTGTACCGCTTGGGCTCAAAGAGGCACGCAAGTTTTACCGGGAACTCTGCCTTGGCTACTGCGCGAGCTAGTAATTCTTTATCTTCTACAACCTCAACCATCCAGACGTTCCATGCAATTCATGTGTCGGCAGTTAGGGCATCCGTACTGAATGATGGGTGAGTTAAATACGTTGTCATCGACCAGCATCTTGTTCTGCGGGGTGTCTTTACCGCAATTCGTGCAATGCCACATGGGTTGATTAAACATCGATGATCTCCGGTTTTACAAAGGTGACCTGAATAGCGTTTAGTAACGGTGTCCCGTCCGCGTTCTCCATCTGGTTGATCTGGATCGCCTTGCCGTCTAGCCGGTCTATGACTTCCTTCACAGCCCAAGCCTCTCCCAACTCTGCCTGAGTAAGAAGTGCATTTACTATGTTTGGTAGTCTCTGAGGGTTTTGCACCAACGCTTTTCGCAAAGCATCGTGGAACATCTTCCCTTTAACTGCATTAGTGTTACCTATCGGTGCGGCCATATTGATTAACTCAATCTATAAGTTCCTGACACGGAATTAGGATTGTGAACTGTTTGTGTTGTACTTGCAACCTTTTTGTAGTAACCTGTTTGTTCTATCAGGAGAATAACTATGTCTAAAAAGATTATTGCTTATTGTGGGTTTGAGGCCAAGTCTCGGGATGGTTACGTTAAATGGGATCGGGCTTACTTGGAGATGACTGACGCACAGCGTCTGGAGTTCCTGACTGACGTTATCAATGAGCTGGTAGGCGAGCATCGATTCTTGATGAGGGTTGTTAATAACCTAAAAACTGCATCAAAGGGTCTAGGGCTTCCGCAGTAAACTTTTCCCCTTGATGGGACTTAAGCATTGAGGAAAAGGTTGCATCATCTGATTTTTTGGCGGCTCGGTTCTTAGCGAACAACTGAGGAAACAACAGTTCCGCAGGGACTCCAAGGTTTCCGCTTTGTCCTTGTAAGCCGCCCAGATATCTGCCGGGGATACCGGCTGAGTAAGATTGGTGGGTGTAAGAGGGGGTTTGGATTCCTCGTCCGGGGATTGCCTCAAAAATGGTCTGCCCCATAAATCCCTTTTGTAGCCTTGGATCGACAAAAGCCTCCAACGCATCCTCGTAGACCGGAAAACCTTGTTTTTGGAACTCGTCCTTGTACATGAGTTGCGAAATAGCCGTCCGCAACTGACCGGGAGTAAAGTCCTTGGTCGTTCTTTGAGACATCAAAGTTTCCATGTCTGGCGAGATAATGCTGGTCGACAGGTTCTTAAATGGGTAAGTTTTGACGCTGTTACCCTCTGCGTCTTTCTTGATTACCGAAAAATCGCGCAAGCTCCTGTCAAAGTTCTTGATTGCCGCAGCAGACGGCTGCAACGCACCCAGTTGCCGTACCAGCCCCTGTGCCTGATGGTGACTAAAGTCAATCGACCGTGGGCCGCCAGCCAAAAACACCCCTAAAACATCGTCATTTGCAAACTTTTCAAAATTCTTGATTTTGTTTGCCGCTGCGGTTGGCTCAGACGCATAAGCGATTTCTTCAGCCACGTTGGATTGAACCAGCGGGTAATGAAAGCCGCCCTGTTGAGTTACCGGTTTTGACAGCGGTACTCCCCTAATTTGTGAGACATCTTTCCCTATCGCAGACGTATCACCGAATACGGGAACTAATACTTTACCAACCAGCTTTTCAGGGTTGTAAGCAATCTCACTAATTGTAGTCAGTCCGGGTGTTGGGGTAGCTATCGTCTGGCCCGCAGCCCGCATTTCTTCGCGCCGTCTGACTGCTGGAACTTTAAGTTCTTTCTCAAGTTTAGTGATAGCTCGCTTATCCGCAGGGTCAAGAACTGGCTTATCCCCGTAAAGCAGCTCACGAATAGTTTTGCCACCCACTTTCGTTATGCCCATATTGGCAAAGCTAAGCGGGCCTTCCATCGCCTTTTCTGAGTAAACTCGGAAAGCCTCTGGGTTTGTAATCTTTAACGGGTTGTTTGGGTCACCAAACGCAAGGTCATGCAACGACCGCATCTCTTGATCTTGCTGCTGGACTATCCCTCCCATTTGCTCGGCATAAGCCAGCGGGTTGGACGCAAAGTCCTTCATGCGGCGCTTTATGGTGTTGCCAGCACTAAAGATGTCCGCAAGAACTGGCATTACTTCTTACCTTTTGTACCCTTTTTCGCAGCCTCGCGCTTTGTTGCATACGCTATCGCAACCGCCTGTTTGACCGGTTTCCCAGCCTTGACCTCGGTCTTAATGTTCTGCTTGAACGCCTTCTCGGATGTAGATTTCTTTAGCATCACTTTTTCGCAGTCTTGGCTGATTCTTTGAACGCCTTTGCCGTGGGAGCGCCCTTGGCTCCGGGGGCTCGCATTTTTTCCGGGGTCTTGCCCGCTGCCTTCTGGGCCTTGATTCGCTCGCGCTTGGCGTGGATGTTCGCGTAAAGTCCGGTAGCCATCAGTCATTCCCCTCGTTTTCGTTAATCTTGACGGTATCTGCCTTGATCTTCGCAAGCCACCAATTGCAGTCAGCAATCGCCCCATCCAGAGCTTGAAGATTAGCCACGGTGATCGAGCGTTGTTGATTAAGTTCCGCAACTCTTGCTTGTATTGATTGCTCATCCATTAACAGTTCCAATTTTTAAGACTAGCTGCCTTGCGGGTCGGTCGGCCTTTTTCGTCCTTCATTGGCCCCGGCATACCACTCATCCGCGCACAAAAAGACTTTTTACGGCCTTCGTCAGCTTTTGTTTTAGGGTTTGGAGCTGGAGCTTTAAGGTTTGAATTATTTTTCGCATTGTATGCTGCCCTTCCTTTTGCAGTCATTCCCGCACCTTGCTCGGTGGGCTTGTAGTTCCTACCCTTGCCGGTAGTAGTTTTGGGAATCGGTTTATTGGTTGTTTTCATTTTCCACCCAGCAGACATCTTTCCAAGACATCATAAGAAATTTCTCGCCATCTTGCTCGACCTCTTGAAACGTCAGGTACTCGCCTGTCGTTCCGTACCTTATCTTCTGGCCCACCTCGCAAGGATTCGGGACTCTACGACCCTTCTTGTCGTACTCCCCCGGCCCGACCGCGACCACTTCACCCATATTAGGGTTTTCTTGCATGATGACCGCAAGAATGTCGCTCTTTTTTCGCTCAATCGGCCTGACTAGAATCCGGTCGCGCAATGGCTGGATCATTTTTTCTCCGTTTTTTGGGTTCTTCAATGATTGCTTTGCTTTGGAACTCTCCGCACCATTGAGTATCCTGTTTCATAACGTATTCAGGATACCGCTGGCACATTCCGAACTTCTGGTTTGCTAAGAAAAACTTACACGCCCCGCAGTTCACTTCTGGTAAATCTCGCCGTAATTGTTCGTCCCCATCTTGGTGTCACGACCCTTCATGGTCATCTTCTCGCCCATGGGCTTGTTCTTGCCGCCCTGCTGGACTGAGTTCTTCTTGGGCTCAGACCGTCCACCCTTGTCGTTGCAATGCTTGGGTACTTCAAAATTGATCTTAGACATGGCTACTCCTATTTGAGGTTTTCAAGTTTGTAAATGGTGGTGTTGATCAGATCCGTGATCCCATCGATCAGGTTCTGAATCTCTGAATCCTGTGGTAAGTCCTTGCGGGTGTCATCTACATAGCTCCGCAGGGCCTTCATGTACGCAAGCGGGTCTTTATCCATGTAGACCTCTTGCTCCTTGTCCACCTCGCCAAATATCCCGTTGCGCCCCATATAGGTCTCAACCAGACCGTCTACTAGGTCGGGCATAGCCTCATAGAACTTGCCCAATGCCTTATGCGCAGAGTAGCTAGTAGTCTGCCAATGATAAACGTGAGCGCAACTCGCGGAGTGCAAGAGGTTTAGCGCGAAAGATTCCATTTCACCCATGACTAGATTCTGCACTTTCCTCAATGGTTAGGCAATAGACATTTACCATCCGTGGGCCGGTCTTGGCGTTGGTCTCTTTACCTTTCTCGCACTTGATCTTGTTCGTTGCCACCAGCTTAAATAACACCGCCTTGACCGAATGACTTTTCGCATGGGTCTTAACAGAAATCTCCCGCCTTGTTAGGTTGGGGTGCTTCCTTAAGACCTTCAGGATGTCTCGGCTTAGAAAAGGCCTCCGGGTGCGCTTTTTGGGTTCCATAACAGTATTATAAACTGTTAATGGGAGGCGTTTGTGTACAACAACCGGATCTCACGTTGCATCCAGCCGTTACGCCTCCCGGTTTAATTATCTAACACCGCAGCCACATTTCATCTTTCCACCGTAAGTTTGTACGCAACCATACGGGGCATAAACGGGACAAGCCGCAAAAGCTACGCTGGCGCTCATCAGAATTGCTGCTGCTAATACCTTTTTCATGGTTTTTCTCCTAAAAGTTTAACTTTCACCATACCGCTTACTTGATCGCTCACTTTGTATGTGCAATCAATTCTTTTATCGTTGATTTTCCATGCGTCCGCAAGCCCGTCTTGCCCAGCCTTGAAAGCACCAACCATGTTGTCCTTATCCCGTGGCCTTCTGTCCGGGGGGTAGAACTCCACCTCCAGATATATCGGGCCGTCCTCCGGGATCTCCCACTTAGCTTGAGTAGCCAGCATCCTGACCGCAAACCGGTACTTCTTTTTGGCTGATGCCTGTGGAGCCCAATGGCCTGAGTAGTTAGGACTCAGCTCCTTGGGGGGCCACGGCAGGGTAAGCCTAGCGGGTGAGCTTTTCGATTGTGTCATTGAGTACCGTCATTTCAGTCTTTTTGAGTACGTTCCAGATAGCCTTGCGACCGTGAATACCGTTGTGGGAACCTTGGTGGCAGTCCTTGCAAAGCGGTATACAGGTGTACTGGAGCCCCTGCTCTATGTGGTGGGCATCAGAAGGTTCTGAGGCTCCGCAGACCCCGCAGGGCAAGGATTTAACAGCCGCCAAGTGCCGTCTCTGGGGGGCGGTGAGCTTATTGTTCACGCAACCTAGACTTTCTCAGACAGACCTTGGTGCAACCGCAATGGGGTTCCTTCTTGTAGTCCGGTAGGAACCCGAACTTCATGTCTAAATATTTGGCCTCTATCTCTCTTAAAACCTTGCAGTCTATGCCCATGACCAGCCTGTCTCGGCAACCGTGACATTGCAGATCAAAGATCCGGGAGTCCTTTTCGCACTTCTCACAGGTCATGCAACCTTGACCGATCCGCGCATGACCGCGCTCTTGAAGTCTTGCGGGTGGGTGAACTGGCTCTCATCGATGCCCAGCTCCCGGCCTTTAGCCTGTATCCCTGCCCAAGTCTCGTGCCACTCCTTGCCTTGGACTACCCCCGGCAGGGTGACCTTCAGCTCGTCAGACCAACGCTCTTGGCGTAGCCATGTCGCAGGGTAGGGGATGAACTGACCATCGTTCTTGCGCCATTGATCAGACCGGCATTGAGCTTCTATGGCCTCTATCAACTCGCCCAACTCTGGACGGATCTGGTCGGTCTGCTTCCAAGCCTTCCTCGCGTCACCCTTGGCTACCTTCTTGGGGTAAGCCTTCCAAAAGGTCTCAAACTCAGTCATTCTCACGCTCCCGTATGGACTTGGCGGCTTCCTTGCTAACGTACCCCGCAAGTTTGGCGCACTCGGCTCTCTCGTACTCCACGGCCTTCTTAATCGCCCGCACAACGTACTCGCTGGCGCTTTGCTTGACCTCGGCAACCACGGTCTCAACCATCTTAGCCAGTTGAGCGTTTGAGGCCGTCCACAAAGGTTTTACACCGTCCAAATCCATGCGGATCATTCCCACGCCCAAGGCTAGGTTCTCGATGTCCTCGCGGGTCATTTAGACCTCACCTGAGCTGCCAGCTCAAGACCTACCTCGCGGTAGTCCCGGTCGTAGTCCGCAACCTCGACCTCAATCTCACGGGCGCAAGCCTCGCGGGTCGTGGACTCCACTAGGTTAGCTAAAGCCATTAAAAACTCGTCAGGACTTAAGCCCTGCGGGACTTTGGCGATCAAATTACCTACTTCTTGGGTATCCATAAAATCTCCGTTTTGGGTAGATTATCTGTTTTAGAAACTGTTTGCAATCCCTAAAGGCCCAAAGACCGACCAACTAGCAAAAACAAGTTTTTGCCAGACTTACATGGAGATGTATCCCGTAACAACGGTACTCTAGGTAGCCATGCCCACTACTAGACGGATATAGCGGGTGTCGACCCCGGCTCCGTGGCTACTTATTCCACGGCCTC